ACCAACAGTTGCACCCATTGCTGAGTAACCAAATGCCGTGTTGTTACCTGCGGTATTAGCGGTCAACGCCGCGTATCCTACGGCAGTGTTGTTATTACCGGATACGTTTGCGTCTAAAGAATAGTTACCGATGGCGACGTTTAAGACGCCCGTTTCGTTAGCGCCTAACGCCAAGTAGCCCATAGCGGTATTGTTAGAGCCGCTATTGTTTGAACCCAGAGCGTGTGTACCCACCGCCGTATTTTCCGATCCGGTCGTGTTAGCGTCACCTGTAAGTGCGCCTACAAATGTTAGGTTTTGACCAGTCTGATTAAGACCTCCTGCGGAATAACCAAGTGCCGTGTTGTAGGCAGTACTAACACTAGCAAAATCTTGAGTTGACAAAGCGCCCCAACCAACGGCTACGCTTCGCGCACCTTTTTCGTCAGCTTGAAGTGCGTTATACCCGATGGCTACGTTACGGCCCCCTTCGTTTTGGGTTTCTAATGCGTAGTTACCAACTGCCGTATTAAAGTTTGTGTTAGCGTTAGAGTACGCCGCTCGGTATCCCAACGCTACTAGGTTAGACCCTCCTGTTGAGTTCCTACCTGCTTCATAACCAACTACAGTTACAGGCGAACCAGATGTTACGCTATACCCCGCGCTATAACCTAACGCCGTGTTACTACCTGCGGTGGATTGCTCAAGCGCGTTACGACCAATGCCGACTATGCCTGCCCCCGTGATATTAGTACGAACAGCATTAGTACCAATAGCTATGTTGTCAGAAGCCGTGTTTGAAAAAAGAGCATCTAACCCAATCCCAACATTGTAATTTCCGCTTACGTTGGCATATCCGGTTTGATAGCCCAAGTACGCGTTACCTGTATGCCCTTGTCCTAAATTACCTGATTTTAGTCCAATGGCTACGTTACCCGCCCCGGAGGTCGTAGCTTGAAGTGCAAGGCCACCAACGGCTACGTTGTTACTGCCCGACGTGTTCGCCGCTAGAGTCGAACGACCAATGGCAACGGCATCTGACCCTGTAAACACCGCCGTACTCATCGAATCTCGACCAATGGCGACTGCGTTTGAACCACTTGTCAATGAGGTAGCCGCACTATCGCCAATGGCTACATTGCCAGCCCCAGAAGTAATACTGTCTAAAGCAGTGTTACCCAAGGCTACGTTGTCTGTACCCGTAGGATAGTTACCATCTAGCTTGATTGTGCCGCTATCGACTGACAGATTGCCTGCTACTGTAACGCCGTCGGTTACGGCTGTGCCAGTAACGTCTATGCCTGTGGCGGTGGTGCCGAGTTTTGCAGAGCCATCATAGTACAAATTTGCTGACCCATCCGTATTAAATGTCGCTTTAAATTCGTTGTTTGCGGCATTTGCTATAAGAACTTCATCACCTAAAATTCTTAAATTACCTGTACCTTGGTCGCTAATGTAACTATTCGACCCATCATGATAGAGCTGTAGGTCACTACCAGCGCCGAAGATGGCTTTTGAAGAGTCCGCAAACGTAATGTCATCGCCAGTATCTACTGCAACATCAGTACCGCCAGTCGTGTTGCCGTTAGCAAGAACCTCAGAAAGTGTGTCAGATGTAGCGACTTGAGCGTCAACATACGCTGTAGTGGCTACCTTGGTTGAGTTATCAGAGGCTGATTGTGTAGTGGCAGTTACTGCGCTAGCTAATGCGCCAGTGTAAGTGGTTGCTGTGATTGTGTTGTCTTTAATCAACACACTGTCAATAGTCACACCACCAGCAGCGGTAATTTCGCTGATCGTATCGACGTTAAGGCCACCAGTCGCAGTAGTTGCGCCTGTTACTCCAAGTGTCCCTGCAATCGTAGTGTTACCTGTTGCTGCGGTGACGTTAAATTTATTAGTATTTACATCAAAGTTACCATCGACACCAAAAGCGCCTGTAACGTCTATTCCACCAGCGAGAGTAATATCCCCGCCAACTGTAGCATTACCTGATAAGAAGATATTACGTGGGCGTGTAGCGCCCGTTGCGCCTATATCGTAGGTAGCGTCAGTAAATATAAGGTTAGACGTAATGGTACTGTTAACAGTCAGCGTATCCGCCGCAGCATCACCAATCGTGGTATTGCCAGAAATCGTAACGTCAGTAGCTGTAATAGAGCCAGTAAGTGTAGGAGATGTAATTGTTGGGCCAGTTAACGTCTTGTTAGTAAACGTCTCTGTACCCGCAAGAGTAGCTAACGTACCTGTTGTAGGTAAAGTTACGTTAGTTGCACCCGTAGTTGTTAACGTGAGTGCATTCGCTCCAGCCGTTGTAAACGCCGCTGCGGTAGTCAAAGTTCCTGCAAGAGAGACTGTGTACCCACCAACAGATAGCGATTCGATATTTGTAGCGCCCTCTACGACGTTAGTACCGTCACAGAAGAGAAACATTGTTTTGCCATTTGGTATCGCAATACCTGAGCCACTAGCTGTTTTAAGCGTGGCGGCTTGCCCTGAAGCATTCTTAGCAATATAAATTTTAGCGGCTGTAGGGCATACGACAGTCGCTGCCCCAGTAAGATTTGATCCTGTATCGGTGAACTCTAGCATCGCACAACGCGACTCAGAGGTTGTACCATCAGCGCTAGTCAGCACGTGGGAGTTACTCGACCACGTGTTAATGACTGCACGCCCGACAATGGCCTGCTCAATCATAGAAGTGATATTATCGTTTACAACATCCCCCCATGTACCACTGAGTTCTCCTTGGACAGGAAGGGCTAGTTTAAGTGTCGAAGTGTACTGTGTTGTCATCTTTTAATCCTCACGCGGCTATATCTTGCCAATTAGGAGTCTGTCCTGTTGAAACATTACCCCAAGTTGGTGCTTGTGCGCCAGCAATATTTTGCCAATCGGGGTTTTGGTTGTCATTTACGTCTCCCCAAACAAATACTGTACCTACCGCGCCTGCTGCATTTACACCTGTTACAGCTACATCTGAGTTAGCTGCAACTATTACACTACCGAGTTGTGTTTGTCCGTAGACTCCTGTTACATTTTCTACAATACCTAAACTTACAAAGACAGTTCCAATAGAACCTGTGGCTGCAAGGCCAGATGCTGCGACGATTGCGTCTCCTGCTACAGAGACTGTGCCTAAAGCACTTGTAGCGCTTACCCCAACGGGGTAGATATTTGCTTCAGCAACAACAGCTACTGAACCTAGCCCGCTTGTAGCGGATAAACCTGCGGGGGAAACAACCGCTCCCGCTTCTATAGTTACACTACCAAGTGCACTTGTTCCTACATTACCAGTCACTGCCACATTAGCAGCGGCGGAAACTACAATTGTTCCAAGCCCTGTCGTGGCTTCTAGCCCAGAAGGTTGGACTACAGCCCCTGCGCTAACAGTCACACTACCTAATGTAGATGTGCCTAAAACACCTGTAACCGCTACATTAGCCGCAGCGTCTACAACCACACTACCAAGAACTGTCGTACCTACTACACTTGTTGGGAAGATATTAGCTTCCGCAACAACACTAACTGTACCTATCGCTGTTGTAGCTTCAAGTCCAGCAGGTTGAACTGTAGCGGCACCACTAACAGATACGGTACCAACCGCACCCGTAGCTGACGGCATCTGTACATCCGTACCCCACGCGGTACTGCCCCACCCACCAGCAGACCAACCTCCATAGGTTACAAGTACGTCAGCCATCAGTCATCACGCTATTCGTATGATGGCGTTAGACGCATCAGCAGTGGGGAATTGGATTGTAAAATCACCCGCTGTTGATGTTTTATCAGCTCCAAAATCAAGAACCGCAACAGCAGGATTAGTCCCGCCTGATTGGTAAATTAACGCCCCACGAGCAGTAATTGTTGCAGTAGCCCACGTAGTGTTCGCAAAATCTAGGAACGCTGTAGTGCCAGACGTTGTGGGAGCTACAACGGTTAACGTGTTACCACCCGCTGTATAACCTGTACCGGATACTTCGTTTGTTGTGCTGTACGCTGTTGTCGTTGCACCCAATGTTGCGGATGAGGTAAACAGTGCGATCTTAAACGTCTGAGACGTGTTGGAACTAAAGTCCATTTCTCCATCAAGAAGTGCTTTCTTGAATGAAGTTACCATTGCTTGTGATATTGCCATTTTTTATCTCCTATTCTACTTTCATTCTAAACTGCCCAGAGCGATATGTATCTTCACGAAGTTTACCATCACCCAGAGTTTTCAGCAGTTTTAGCGATTGAACATATAAACGCTCATAAAACTGCACTAAATCAGGCTCGCCTTTCATAAAGCGTATTGCCTCGATTAATGCCCCATTAAGTAACGCTGAATCAAACTCATCACCTAACCATGTAGTACCCGCTGTAACAATTGACTCAGGGTAGTACCCGTAATGTAATTCCATTGTATAAGCGCCATCAGGGGTAGGCCCTAAGAGAAACGAATCATCATCAAAATATGCGTAATGTTTCGGTAATCCTTGTGACGAAGCACTAGGATACGCTTCCCTAACAAAATTTACATCTTTATTGAGTAAGTAATGGTAGTCTCCAGCACTATCAACAACCGCTAGTGAATAGCTCCACAGGAAATCTGTAGGCGCACCAAGGTATTTGTTTCCTGAACTAAGTGTTCCTGTTACGTTTCTACGCAGGGCAGGAATCTGAACAGTGTTATATATCTTCTGTTCGGCTTGTTCAGTAAACATAGCGAGTTGTTCATCAGTGAAAGAGTTCTCAGTGATGTTCTCAATATTTGTTTTTAACTCGCTATAGTTCATAGTTTACCCCATTGGCCCACGAGCCATAGTTCCTTTTGTAGCCGCACCTGTACCACGGATTTTTATGCCCGTAGTTTTAACGCCAGTCATGTTAGGCTTTGGTGCGTGTTTACATGGGTACACACCTTTGTCCTTTTCGACCTTAACTTTTTTCATTCCAAATACATTCATTTTACTACTCCTACGTAATGTTTACGGTAACTTGCCCTAAATAGCTAGTCCCAACTAACGAGTTGGGGCTAAGCCCAAACGGATCAAGTCCTCCGCCTACTGGGTTCCATCCCCATTGGATGTCCCTACTACTATATGGCCCAGCTTCACCAATACTTGTATCTATCCTAGGGTCTCGTATAGCCTGTGGATCATCTACAGGATATTCTCCTAATTTAAGCTGGGGCTGGCTCGGATTCCAACACTCAGGACAGGCTTTAATGTCTGTGTCACGCCCTTTAACTACAAGGTTACGCAACTCTTTGAGTTTGTACTGAAACCCGCAAACATCGCATAAAGCGATGGCTTTCTTAGCGGATGCGAACCTATCCCCCATACTATATTCTGCCTATTTTAGGCACAAAACGCGCAGAAGTTTTTTCACGATCTTCTTGTGCAGCTAGGGCAAATTGTTCGTCATAAATCTGTTTTAACATGCCCACACGCTCAATAAGCTCTGGGTCTTTCATGGCAATATAGTACGCTAGCCCTGCAACCATACAGGGGAAAAACCTAAAATTCATGTCTGCGGTTTGTATACCACTGCCTGCGTCTTCAATACGGCGCATACGCCAGTAAACAAGCTGATAGCTCTGTGTCCCGTCAGGGATAGGCCACACAGTAGCCGCAGGAACTTGTTCCCAATACACAGGAAGTGCTTGAGCACCCGGAA